TTCCTTTAAATTCTTGTTCATCATTGCGGTTGCAATTTCACCGCCCGTTGCGCGAGATGGCTTGTCAGCGCGCTTGCGTGCCTCTTGGCCAACAACCTTGCCACCCTTCTTGTAGGTTCGGCGGGATACTGGACGCATGCCAGTCTTTGCTTCCGCATTTAGCGAAGGCGCGGGCGACCAGTCAGAGCTGTCGACCTTTTGGTCTTTCTCGCCTGCCAATCGGCGGGCTTTAGACTTCATGGCCTCACGGCCCTTTTTTGCCATCTCATACATTCAATTTCTCCGGCCAGATATTAAGCGGCGTCCCGCTTTCCGCTATGCGGAATGTTGGATACTACATCAAGTGCGTGATCAATAACAGAGCCGCCGTCTTTATACAGCGTTCCTTGCAGTAATAAATCACGCGCTGTTTCGGGTGATATTCTGTAATGCTTGGCGACATCGCCAATGTGCTGCGATAATAGCTCAAGCTTTGGTGCGCCAATTGCCGTGTCAACGCCAGTCGCCCCTGAACCTGTTCCCCACATAAGGGCTTGCGCGGGAACTGCTTCCATTTCCATTGGCTTGGCTACTTCTTCTCTGAACCAATTACCAACTGGTCTATACTCATTCATTTTCATTGATACTTCTGGATCAGCTGTGCGCCTGACGTCCGGCATGCCAACAACACGAGTGTAATGCGCGTCAGGAACAGGCAATTTTGTTTGGAAGCCAGTTTCTGGAACTCCTGAAGACTGAATGTAAAGCGGAACTTTTGGGCTTTCCATTTCTACTTTACCAGTCTGTATGTATTTACTTAATGGACCAGCTTGAGATGTAGAGTGCGCCAAATGCCCTACCATTCTGTCTCTCATGTATTGTGGCATGACATCTAATGGGGCCGCGCTTGGCTTGCCTCCACCGCGAACAAAATCATTAAATCTACCTTGCAGCGCCATATGATAAGCGCCAAGACCTCTATTTATTTCTGTTTTAACATTACTCGCCGGAGACATCATAGAGACAGAGGTATTTAATAAATTATATCGATTGACAGCCTCTTCTGGTCCAAACATCTGTTCAAGGCGGTTATAAACAGGGTCCATGTAATACCAAGGCATCATGCCTTTTCGTAATCCTGGTTTCTCATATCCAGCTTCTAATATATTTCTAAGCCTTTCTGCGTTTTCTGGAACCATCACGGCTTCAGACGCATAATTTATTCCACGAGTTTTTGCAGGAGGCGGCGCTAAAACAGGTTCAACATTTCCGGGTCTGTGACCGGCAATATCATAGATATCTTCTCTATTAACGCCCCAAAGACGCTTTAACATAGGGTCTTCTTTAGCGACGCGACCCTCTGCTTCTTCTGCCAAGAGGCGAGGGTTTTTATACACATCAGGATATAACGGCGTCTCTCTCGCCATATTCCTAATCGTTGGCGTTCCTTCAGACGTGATAACTTTTGCGGATCTAATTGCTCTCTCAATTATATCTGAAAGAGCCTTTCCGCCCGCACCATACCCGCGGCGTCTTTCTGCCAAAGCCTGGCGTCCTGAAAACAATGGCGCGACTGAGTAGGTCCAAAGCGCCAAGCGGCGGAAGAAAGCTTCGTCGTCAGCGCGTGGGATAGCACCACCCGCTGCGTAGCCTCTCAGGCTCCTGATGTATTGGTCGACGTCCGCGCCTTCTTCTGGCGGCTTTGCCATCGTCCATGCCGGCATGATGCCAGTCTTCTGGTCAGCGTAGATAGTGTCTGCGCCGCTTGCCGTGCGATTGCGCTCAGCCTCAGGCCCAAAGTTAACCCAGCTGTTTTGCCCGCGGGTTTCTGACGTCAATGCCGGGCGTGCCTCTGGCGAGAACATGCGGCTGTGCAGTTGATACGCACGCTCTTCACCCGGCGCACGGAAAGATGGATTGCCAGGGCCGTGATGGCCAAAGAGATCATGCACGACGCGGAAGGCGTCATTGATGACTGCGTCATCCTTATTGCCTATGCGTCCAGCGCCTTTTAGGAGGACGTTGGATGCGGGTGCCTCGCCTGAGCTGCCAAAGCCGCTCTCCGTTGGGAAAACAAACATACGGCCTCTATTGACAAGATCCTCGTAGCCTAGGGCCGGGCTGGCGGCATATGGGTCTGCCTCACCTGGCTTCAGAAACCTGATGTCGAGGCCAAGGTCTTTAGCGGCGCGATACTGCTGCATTGTTTCGTCTGCCAGTGCCTCGTATGCACGCTTGACTGCGGCGTCTGTCGGGTCGTGACGCATGACGTCATACTCGCCTGCAACGCGACGCGCGAACTCTGGATTGAGTGCAGTGACGTCTGCATCATGCTCAGGGCCTGCAAAGCGGCGCGCTATTTCCTCAATGCCAGGAATAGGACGGCTCTCTGCCTTGCCAATGCCTGGCAGGTCTACGAGCGTCTGGGAACCCTTACGTGGGGCGTAGCCAGAGCCTGGCGGCATAAGCTTGCCAAGTAGTTTGGCGACTGCGCCGCCTTTGTCTTTGTGTGGGATCGGATTTTTTTGCAGCTCTCTGGCTAACTCAACAGCACGGTCTCGCTCTGCTTCCCATTTTGGATTTGCAACTTGATGCATTAAGTCACGCGCTGGGGCCCTAACAATAACTGGATAGTTCGGATCAAATGGATAGGCGTTTCTTCTTTCTGCCGCGGACATGCCCAGACGCTCTCCAGGCAGCCTGGCTGTGTATTCTCCTAATGACCTAAGATATTCTTGAAATGGATCTGGGGCAGTCTGTCTTGCAGTAACAATTTTATTTTGAGTGTCCCTCATGTCGTCGAAAAGACTTTCTATATCTTTCTTTACATAAGGCAACGGCTGAGGGCCAATGTCTATATTATGCTGCTTGGCAAACATAATTGCTGATACTGGATCGCTTAATTCTGGGTTTTGTTTCATTAGCGATCGGAGCGTAATAGCGCCTTGCATGGACCGCAATTTTTCCTCAAGCGGGATCATTATTGATTGATGAGCACGCTGAAAGTCTTCTGAGTTTTGACCGGGAGACATGCCTTCAACGCGCTGTATTCGATGCTGATGCTCGTGAAGTAAATTTTCCAGCAAGTCTCTTTCACTCAGTCGTATGTTAGAGCCAATCTGATCCCCTGTAGCATTGAAATATCCACGCTCTTTCTCTGGGTTTGTCCGTGGAAGATACGGAGTGAGCTTTGTTGAATAGGAAGACGGATAAAGGTCAAACAAATCAGGGTGAGACAATACGTCTCCCAGAGATAGATTTGTATTACCAGCCCTGAACTTCTCAAGTCCTTCTGGAATTATTCTTGCGCCCTCATCCGACAGTTCGCTAACCATGTGACCAGATGGATCTGGCGTCCATCCGTGTTCCTTGAAAACCTCATGAGGATTTCTGCCGTGTATGAGAGTGGCCGCCTCCGCCTCTCTCATTGCCTTTTGAATAGCGGGAGACATAAATGCTCTTTTGCTAAAGAAGCTTGCCTCTGCGTCTTCTGGCGTCATGCCTGCGGCTGCGGCTGCACCTGCCGCTGCTGCCTTGCCCGGTGCGCCAAGGATAGCCTTGCCAACGCTCTGAGCTGCGCCTTTAGCAGCCTTCCACGGCACGCCAAGGGCTGACAACGCAAGGTTAGCCACGTCCAGCCCTGACGTTAGATAATCGCCTTTATTTACTGCCTCACGAAACTCAGGCGACGCAATGTCATGAACCGCATTCGCCATGTCGTATAGCGCTAATCCTTCACCTACGACTGGGATGTTATACGCGGCGAGATGGCCAAGACCTTTTGCGCCCTCCTGCCACGCCTTCACTGCCTCACGGTCGTATTGCGGCAGCTGTGGCTCGTCTTTGTTTAGCTGGTGCTGAACGAACTCATGCGCGCTAGAAAATGGTCTGTCTCTATTTCTCTCCAGCGCGGCGGTGGCGGTCTTGTAAAGATTTTGATCAATTATCGGAGACACGTCGTAGGCCGACCGTGCTTGCACTTGCGGGTCGTCAGGGGCAAACGACAATTCGCCCGTCAATCCGTCTTGTGGCTTCTCCGATAGATCGTCCATGATTATTGACCCTCAAACGGCGGTTCGTCTTCTTTACTCTCAAGGACCTTCATCATGTTCGGGTCAATAACCTTCTTCATGATTTGAAGACCATTAGGCGTCTTCATCACGTCTTGCGCAAGTTTAACCGCCGCAATGCGTTCAGCGCTTTCGCGGTCTTTTCGACGGTTCCAATTGTCTAGCTGGTTCTCTTTGTCGTTCATCATTTCGGTGCGCATGTCCGACATGATGTCCATTTTCTTCATCTGCAGGTCAGCGTCTTTCTGCTTTAGCTCTGCCTGCTTCAGTTGCGCGTCAATCAGCTTGTTCGGGTCAAGCGGCACGCCTTGCTGTCCTTGGCCGTCTTTCGCAATGTTGGCTTGCGTCTCCGCAATCTTGGCTTGCGCAAGCATTTGCTTGGTGTTTGCGTCTTGCTGCTTAACCTTAATCTCTTCCATTGCAACCATAAGCTCAGGCGGTGGAGGAGGCGGCGGTTGAGGCGCGGCCATAAATTGCTCTGGGTTACTCCAGCCAATTGCCTTCATTGCGGCGCGATCGATGGCGATAGCGTCAAACATCCCAGGGTTTGATTGTTGCAATTGTTTGAGCGCCATGACCTTCATCACGCGCTGCGTGTGTGACGCTGTATTCGGATCTGCCTGCGGAACTAGCTCGTAATTGTTGATCGCCTGAGAAAAGATCTGCTCGTTCCACTGAAGCGACGGCCCCTTTAACTTCTTCCAGAAACTGTCTGGATGCTCCCGAAAGCATCGAACCAAAAGCTGGAACTCGTCTGCCTGCGCCGAATGCATTCTCTTGTGAACGGCGTTTAATACTTTTGTCGCCTGATCGATGAGCGCCAGTGTCGTGCCTACAGGCGCATCCTGCCGGCCCTCTCCAACATTCAACTCGCTTGTGCCGCCAACCCTCTGGCCAGTCTCGACAACATTTTGAACTAAATTCATCAGCGCTTGGCCTGGCTCCTTGTAAGGAAGCGGCATGATCGCTTGACTGATTGGCAGTCCGCCCGTCTTCACTAAGGCCCCGCCGCCCGGAGGCACGCGGAATATGTTGGTGTTTTGTCTCGCGCCCGTGTCGGCCATGAGAAAGCCGGGGAAATTCGCATACATTCCCGCGTCGAGCATCTCTCGCCATGCGGCGGTTACGGCGTTAGTCGTATTGCCAAGAATGTGCAAGAGACCAATGTCATAAAAACCCAAGCCTGGAACAAATGTGAACTTGACGAAGTTGCTGCGCGCTTCAGGCAGCTCGTTGCCTTCTTCACCGTTTGGCTCATCGTAGTTCCTTACAATCGAAAGGATCTGTCTGGTCGACACATCGATTGTAACACGATAAGGGATCTCAAGTCCTGTAATCTTTCCTTTATATTTATGCTCAAAGCCAGGAATATCTAACTCGCAATAGATCTCGTAGATCTCTCTGTCGCGATCGTCTGGATTTGCTGCTTCAGGTGATATGCCTTGCTGGTCTGCTTTCTCACGCTGCACGGCGTCTTTCTGCTCCATGCGCGGCGTGGATAAGTCAATGTCGCGATAGACGCCAAGGATCTGCAGGCGTTTCACTGTTGACGATCTCAAGTAAACGCGGTGCGTGATGCGCTTTGCGTCTTCTAATGTTGTCGCGGCGTTATTGACGATTAGGTCGTCAGCGTCGACCGTCTCGCTGACTGGACGTCCGCGCAACGGACAGAAGTAAACCTTCTTAAATGCCGTGCCGCCAAAGCCTAGCATGAACAACATGCGGTCAGTATCTGGGTAATACTCTTTGGCAACCGCGGTCAGGTAATGATTAAGATCCTTCTCTAATGCGTCTGCCAGGCTGTCTTCTTGAATTGACGTATTGACACTGTCGACGCGGACCTTGACCGGCCCGTCTGTCGGCAGCATCTCACTGCGGCTGTTTGCCTGGAAGCGTAGCACTGCCTCAAGCAGCAGCGGGTGACGCACGCGGCTCATGCCGTCGACTGGAGCTCCGTCTGCCGCGCCTTGCAATTGCGGGACCTCTATCTTGAGGCCAAGAAGCTTGATGCCTTGCGCGCGGTCTTCAATCCAGTCCTGCCGGCTATCCATGTCGTCCTGGACGCCACGGAGCAGTTCGTCGGCGATTGTGCCAAGAGATCCGTCGTCGATGTCGTCGACCAGGTTCTCAAACCATTCGCGGGCACGCTCTGCCTCTGACGTCTCTTCGACCGCCCGCCCATCCAGCGATATGCTGACAGAGCCGTCTTCGTGCTCAATGCGGATGACATTGCCTTTGTCGTCTAGCTGACGGTCTGGCTTGCCTTCTTCAATCTCAACGAGGATGTCTTCTGCGGCACCAAGGCCCGCCTGGGGCTCCTCCTGCGGCATGCGGATATTTGGATTAAGCCCCGGTGTCATAGGCATGATTAATCGCCTTGCTTCTCTACAAGCTTCCCAATCTCTTCAACGAAACGGTCAAGCCCCTCACGAGCCGCCAGATTATCAGATTTTGCGGCAATCTCATAGACGCGCACATAGTCGTGGGGTTCTTTGCCCCAAACCTCTACGCGAAACCTACTAAGTTCTTTTGACGCTGGCGCTGCCTTATGCAGCACGTCAACAATGGCGTTTGCTAAGATCATGTTTATCTCTTTGCTATACTGGATAGAGCGGCTCCGGCGCAGAGCCAACATGCACTCTACTGTTGTCGACCTCCGCTGTCCATTCAACGCCACGCACGAGGAGCCCGATGTCGCGCAGATGCCGCAACGCCATGCTAGTCGTGTCGACAAGATCGTCATGCCGGCCTTTAGGAAACACGGCGACCTGGTCGATCACCATTTGCGCGAACTCTCTGTCTGGCGCGTAGATCAACCCATCAGAAAACAAATGCTGCACGCTGTAGAGGCGCGCTAATTTGTCCTGCCCCTTAGGATCCATCAGCTGGACACCGAAATCGTCGTAACCATAAACGCGTCGCAGCTCTTGCGCAACGCTATACCCGCTTGCCTTGTTCTCGACCAGAAGCTTGTCGACACGCCAGTCAGTCATTGTCTCGCGGACCTTCTCGACAAGCTCGTGGAGCTCCAGGCGTTCAGCCCAGGCGTAGATCAGCATACACTTTGGGTGCTCTTGCTTATACGTGCGCTCTAATGCCGCCATCATGCCGTCAGGCGTGTAGGTCCGTGTGACTTGCGCAGTTTGGTCGCCACCTGTCCATATGCCCCAGACCGTCATGGCGGACGGGTCGTTCTCTGTCTTGGTCGTGTATGCGCCGTCCACTGCGGCGACAATGTAATCAAATGGCGGGTATGTCGGCTTGTCCCACATCTGCCACCACTCAGTCAGGATGACGCCACCGCCACGCGGCTGTGGTGCCTGGGCAAACTGACCCGCGGTGGCCCACTTTCCCATGATCTCTTCGTCGCGCTCGACGACGTCTATCGGGAAGCGGGCGGGGAATAAAAGCTCTCCTGGCCGTGACCGCGGGTCTTCCATGCCAAGCATCGTCGGCATGGCGCGCGACGGGTCGTAGCGCATGGGCAGCATGATGTGATCGTATGGCAGGCCACGCTCAATGATTGTGCCGCTGACGTCGTCCTCTGCCAGGCGCTGCATGATCACTATGATGGCCGATCGCTTTGGCGAAACGAGACGCGTGGGCACCGCCTCGCAGAACCACGTATTGACCGTGTCCTTGACTTGCTGCGACATGGCGTCAGAGACAGACAGCGGGTCGTCAATGATCACGCGGTCGGCACGAGCGCCCGTGATGGAGTTCGACGCAGAGCACTGCCTGAAGCCAAGGGCTGTATTTTCGTATTTGGTTTTTTGATTTTGATCACGCGTGAGCTCGACGTGAGGCCAGCGGTCTTTATACCAAGGATCCTCAATAAGCCGGCGCATACGCAAGCCGTCGCGCACTGCAAGCTCTTGGTTGTGGCTGGCGCAAATATAACGCAAGTGAGGCATGTTGCACGGCCCCCACTCCCACGCGGGCCAGAACACGTTAACGAGTAAGCTCTTCATCGTGCCTGGCGGAATGTTGATCAGCAGGCGGTTGTAGAGCGATCCGTCGTCCAGCTCTTCTTCGTTTGTGATTGCCTCTAAGTGAGCGGCTAAGAAGTCTATGTGCCAAGAGTGAACGTATTCAGCTCCAGGCTCGACCAGGTGCCACGACAGACGGATAAAGTTAACGAGATCCTTGCAGTCTTCGCGGTCAAGCTCAATCAGCTGCTTGTCAATGTCGAGCGGGTTTGTGTAACCGACGTCAAGGATCGCGGCCATTATTCCTCCAGGAAATAACTATCCGCGTCGCCTTCGTCGCCAAGCCATCCGTTAGGGAATGTATTAAACGCAATGTAAAGGCTGCCGTCGCCGGCAAGCGATCGATACGCCATGCGTGACGGGAATAGAAACAGGTAGCCGCTTTCTAATCCAATGTCGCACGTATTGACGTTTAGATCGCTTGGCGCATACGTCGGAATGTAAAGACCATCGCGCTGACGATCAGAGTTAAATTGCAAGACAGCATCTGCGTCAGCATGCAAATAAAATATGCCAGAGATAAAACTATTCACTCTGAACATTGTGTGATCGTCATTACCGTGGCGCGCCCACGACGTCGAAAGCTTTAAGCTTGACTGATTGCGCGGCTTGATAATGTTCTTGACGTATAACGCAATCTGTTCTTCGACAAACGACTTAATACCGCTTAAGCTTTCATTATCGAGAATATTATATTCTCTAAGCTTTGCTGTTTCGACCGTTAGTTTTTCTTGCGGTTCGACATCACGCTGCATGCATGACGCGACGACGTGTTGCGGAAATAGCTTATACAAGCGTGCCCCCTCAAATATATCCATTTCAATGTCCCGGACCACTAACCCAGAATGTATTACCAGTTCTTTCTGCAGACTGCATTATCTGATTTACGTTATAACTAATAGCATTAAATGCGTTTTGCGCGTGTTCTTCATTGGATAAGTGATTGCACAATATATAAGAGATCACGCTGCTTAAGACCGCGAGCTCATCGTCGCTTGGACCAATGCGCTCTTCGAGCATGGCAATGATATCGACCGTTGTTTCCGCCAACATCATTGTGCGCTCGTTTTCAGTCATCACTTTGCCTCTTTAGCGGCAATCAAAATTTCTCTTAATGCATTGCGCTGCTCAGGCGTCAGCGTCTTTGCGTCAAGGACATGAGACTGCACTTGCACTGGTCCGCCATTAGCGCCAGTGACCGCTGTCTCTTTGCGTTCAGTGTAATCTTCGCGGAAACGCGCTTGTGCGGATTTGATCCAAAGATTTGCGTTAAACTCACGAGACCTTAGATTTTCACGCGCCTGATCTTCCCACCATTGCTGTTCTAAAACCTTTGCGCGTGTTAAAGCTGTGGAAAATTCTTCGTGGGCGGCGGCCCAATCATACAGCGTCGCTCTATCAATTTCAAAAGTAGCCGCATAGCTTGCCCATCCTTTTCCTTGCTTAGCCATTTCAATAACAGCCTCGCAATACTCAGGCTTATACTTGCTTGGCCTTCCGACTGGCCGCTTCTGCTTTACTTCCTTACCCATAACTCAACCCACAATATGATGACCAGGACATGATATCACATCCTGGCCCGTTTGTCAGAACTGCTCTTCTGCGTAACCATCAGGCTTATTTATTTTAGATATAGCCTTTACCGCGGCTTCTCCCAAGGGGGTGCCCGCCAACATCCCCAAAGCGTCCATGTAAGACGCGAGAACAGCCTGCTCTTCATGCCTTTTTCTAGCATCTTGCTTACGAAGAGATACAAGCTTCTTGATGATCTTAGGATCAAAGCCACTACCTTTTGCTTCACTGTAAACCTCTTTGATGTCCTCAGCGATTATTGTCTTCTCATCTTCAAGCTTTTCGATACGCTCGACCAGAGCCTTCAACTGATTGTTTGTCACTTATGCCTCCATTTCGATACGAATACATTCAGGCGCTTGCACCATCAATACGACTGGCGGCTATGTCAAGCGATAATATTTTTTGCATTGTCAGAAAAAAGCCTATTGACAGTAGAAGTAACTTCCTGTAGCTTCTGATTATTGAGATTGATATGGAGATACTGAAATGTGGAAACAAAACCCAGACCTGATGGCCCGCCTGACATCAGCGCAAAACCACGAAGCTAACATCAATCAGGACATCATGACATTTGTCGCTTTTTTCGACACTCGCGAAGAGCTTCTCCGTCATGTTGAGCGTTACGAAGACCGTGCCGCTAATTATGTGGCTCCCAAGCGTCGGAGGCGGGCTGCATAAGCCCGCTACTTTTTACTCGCTTATATTGATATGGAGATGAATGATGAAGCTGTTAGTTGAGACTGAACTATTTGACAATGACCCATCAGCGACCTGGGATTACTTAAACAACGAGGGCCGTTTACTGCGCGGCGCTTGGTTTAGCTATCACCTAGACTGTTGGTGCGCTGAAATTGACGAAAGAGGCGCTGTTACAAAAAGCCCACTTGAATATTGATATGGAGATGAAAATGGAACTCGATCTTAAACTCGTTAAAGCTGCCGCTATGTGTGCCTCAAAGGAGGAGACGCGCTACTACCTTAAAGGAGTAGCCATCCAGGCTTCTGCCAAGGGCGTATTTATTGTGGCCACCGACGGACACCGTCTCTTGGCGCTGCGTCAGCTGCAGCCATACGACGGAGAGTCGTTTAATATCATTATACCCTTGGATATCATTGCCAAGATCAAGCTGAACAAGAAAGATCCCTTGGCGACGCTAAAGCCAGGAGATGAGTTATTCAACCAATGGTCTATAACTCACGACGGCTCTACCATCACATTTAGTGTGATTGACGGCACATTCCCTGACTGGCAGCGCATTATCCCGAAAGAAGTCGACGGCAAGACCGCCCAATTCAATATGACCTACCTGGGTGACTTCGCTAAAGTGGCTAAGGCGCTCACTGGCTCTGAGACGTCTGTGTCTATTGCCCACAATGGCGACGGCCCGGCGCTCTTGTCATTTGGTGAGGAGATAGATGGCCTTGGTGTTTTGATGCCTTTGAGAAAAACAATTAAAGAGCAGGCTCCAAATTGGGTGACGGCATGAAGCTTATAACCTTTATGAGAATGCTCGTGGACTATGAGAAGATTGGCTACGAGATCACCAGCAACAGGGAAGTCATTGTTGTTTACGGAGAGAAGGGGAAGCTGGTGATCCCCTTCGCTGACATCTACAGCTGGAAGACAGGAGAGCTCAGGCGCAAAATCAGAGAACTTAAACCAAAGCAGAAATCAGACGGAGACAATTATGACGCAGGAGGAGAATATACTGACGGACCACCTGAAGGAAGTCAGGTGCAAGTCAATTGATTTGATACGCAAGGCGGCTAACGATCTGTGGTCTGACCCAGACAACCCAACACACTGCCGGCAGATACATGACTGCCTGCAGTCTTATATGGAAGCTCAATTACTGCTGAACCCTAACTTTTTTGGAGATTGATATGGCTATTCTAGATAACGGCACACTGACCTCCGTTGAGTATCAAAACAAGCTCGACAGCGAGGGATACCGCAACATTGTTGAGAGGGCAGACAGACTGAAGTGGGACACTGAATACCGCGAGGAATACAAGCGCAAGTCCATGTTCGCTCAAGCCAGGCGGCGGGCGGCTGAAAAGCCAGTCAGTCTGCCAAAATTAAATTGGCTAGATAAAAATAAAGATTGACAAGTAGAAGTAACTTCTATACCAATCAAAGGGCGCTACGGCGTCCTTTAGATTTTATGGAGATTGATATGGCCTTTATTCCGTCACCACAACAAGCTGCCTTCCTAGACTGGGTTGAGACCGGCAAGGGCTCTTGCGTTCTTGAGGCTGTCGCTGGCGCTGGCAAGACCACCACGCTGATTGAGGCTGTCGAGCGCACTGACAAGCCAGTCGCTATTCTTGCCTACAACCGCAAGATTGCTGACGAGATCAAGGGCAAGCTCAAGGCCCGCAAGATTGACTGGCAGAAGGCCAATGCCAATACGGTTCACGGCTTTGGCCTTGGCGCATACAAAAAATCATTCCCAGGCGTCCGCGTCGACGGCAACAAGGTCACAGACATCCTGGTGTCTATGGGCAAGTCAGCTCACCCAGAGCATGCCGTCCGCTTGTTTTCTTCAATCGTGGCTAACCTTGTGTCTCTGGCTAAGCAGCGCGCCCTGGGTGTTTTTGGCGCTATTGACGACACCTCCCAGTGGTATGAGATTGTCGAGCACTTCGACATCCTGGCTAATGAAAAGACCGACAAGGCTGAGAAGCGATTAGGCGATATTGTTGCCACGGCCATTGAGGTCCTAAAGAAGTCTAACAGCACCACGTCGGTCGTTGACTTCGACGACATGGTCTACCTGCCTGTTTTCCTGAAGCTGCGTTTCTGGACGTATCCCTGGGTGTTTGTTGACGAAGCCCAGGACACGAACCCAGCGCGTCGCGCTTTGGTTAAGGCTTTGCTTGCTCCAGGCGGTCGGGTTGTGGCCGTTGGCGATCGTCGTCAGGCGATCTACGGCTTCACTGGCGCTGACGCTGACGCTCTTGACTTGATTAAGGAAGACTTCAATGCGGTCGACATGCCGCTCACAGTGACCTACCGATGCCCTAAGGAAGTGGTCAGGGTGGCTCATCAGTGGGTTAATCACATTGAGGCCCACGACAGCGCCCCTGAAGGATCTTACAGCGTTATTGACCGCGCTGACGTATTTGGCCGCAATGACCTGGATGGCTCCGCGGCTATTCTGTGCCGCAACACAAAGCCTCTTGTCTCTTTAGCCTTCGAGCTCATCCGCGCCCGTGTCGCCTGCAAGGTAGAAGGCAGAGACATTGGCAAGGGCCTGATCAACCTGGCTACCAAGTGGAAGACAGCCAAAACGCTGCATGGCCTTGAGACCCGCGTCACCAATTGGTCAGAGGCTCAGATCGTCCGCGCTAAGGCCAAGGGCAATGGCGCACTGGCTCAGCAGATCAAGGACCAGGCTGACACGATCATGGTTATCACTGGCGAATGCCGCAGGGCTGGCAACGACAGCATTGAGGCAGTGGTCGACAGCATCCAGTCTTTGTTCGAGGACAATGTCAGCAACATGCTGACGCTCAGCACCATCCACAAGGCAAAGGGCCGCGAGTGGGAGACGGTTTACTGGCTTGACCGTGAAGGCACACTGCCTAGCCCCTACGCTACGCAGAAGTGGCAGCAGGACCAGGAAGACAATCTTTGCTACGTGGCGGCAACAAGAGCCAAGTCTTCACTTATCGAAGTCATGGTCCCCCAATAAGGGGGGCCAAAATATTTTTAAAAAAACGCACTAAGTGTATTGACATAGGAAGTAACTTCCTCTACCTTCAAATCATCGAAACACACATTGTATGGAGATTGATATGACAAACCTCAACATCCTCGCTGACCGTTACGCTCAAGCCAAGGTTATCGCTGACAAGGCGGCCAAAGACCTGGAGAAGATCAAGGAAGAGATCTACGCGCTTGTTAACCAGGACCCATCCCTCGACGCTATTGTTGGCCTGCACTTCACAGTCAACATCACCAAGGCTCCACGCTCCAGCGTCAGCGCTACGTTGGTCAAGGAGCTGCTCAGCCCTGAGGACGTCGCGCTGGTCACTGAGACCAAAGTCATTACCACCCTGCGCGTCAAGGCGTCTTTAGCCGACGCGGCATAAGGTCGAAACGGGGTCCGCCCCGTCTGTCCGTCACGCGGGCACTGATGAGACCAATGGAGATTGACATGCGCGTATATCCAGAATTTCGCCTGCAGCTCATGTATAACAACAAATGGCTTGTCATTACCCACGCCTGGGACGTCAAGTCCATTGCGTTCCAGATGGAAGTATACAGAAAAAATAACCAGATCTTTAGAGTGCAGCGTTTAGTCAATGGTCAGTATAAATAATGGAGATTGATATGTCAGACAATAAATACAATGGCTGGACAAATTACGCGACGTGGCGCGTTAACCTTGAGCTGTTTGACAGCTTTGATCCTTACGAAATACTTGGGCGTTCATTAGATGATGACGCTTACAATATTGGGTTGTGCCTAAAAGAATACGCGGAAGAAATTATCTTATCTGGATGCGGCGACGGAGGACTGAACCAACAAAATTTAGCAGCTGAATTCGCCTTTGCGTTTATTAGCCAGGTTAATTGGACAGAAATAGCTGAGCACAAAATTGACGAATATTCTGACAGAGACTGATGGAGATTGACATGACAAATATAGATACAAGTGACGTAGACGTATTGGTTCACGCTGAGGGCTTTGCGACCATTTGGATGTTCGAACCAGTGTCAGACGCAGCCAAAGAATTCTTTGAGAATGAGATAGAAGTAGATGAGTGGGCGCATATGAGAAACGGAATTGCAGTCGACCACCGTCCGGCTCAGCAATTGGCTACGTATCTCTACCACAATGGCTTCAAGATCCTTAACCCACGCTACGGATTTTTTGTCGGAGACAACTGATGTGCGAGACGCTTGCCACAATTGTAGTAGCGTTATCGTTCTTAGTGGGCGGTGTATTAAGCGCCGCCCTGGTTGTCTGGTTCATGACTAAATACGGAGACTGATATGTGCAGCGTGTCGCTAGAACCTTGCTGGGAGATTAACCCAAATCTTTGGAAAGAGTTTTGCAAGCTTACGCGTCGTGATCCGACCTATACTTCCCCCAATTGGACAGAGCTTGACGTCCACAACTATCTACAGGCAAAGCGGGAGGGACACGAACAAGAAAAACCAGGAGTGAGAAGGCTATGTCCCCTCTAGAGCTCAAACAAGCAATGGCGGCCCAAGGTCTGTCAAATAATGACTTGGCTACCATTACAGGCAAGACACCGCGTCAGGTTACTTCCTGGCTTTCCGCGACGCACCCAGTGCCACGCCTCGTGGCAATTGTCATGCACGGCTTGAAGGAGGGAGCAATTGACAGAGACTGGCTGCTTGAGGTGGTGTGCCACGAATTGAGACAAGAGGCTGACGCAACTATTTAGGAGATTGATATGTCGCTAGAGAAACTACACAAAGAGAAAATGTATGTGCTTGGTCCGCTGGAAATAAGCCCCGGAAATTTTGCGGTAGGAGAAAGATCGTATATCGCGATCAAAGACAAGATGCCGTATTACAATGACATGAGGCAGAAATTTTATTTAAATGGCGATAAAGAGTTTGGAGACGCCATTGGCGAACTTGAGACGCGAGCACTAACGGCAGAAGACGCGCTAAAGCGTATGACGTCAGCAAAAAAATCAGCAGAAACAAAAATAGAAACGCTTAACGATGAAATTAAAGAGCTCAAAGAAGAAATAGTGTTTTTGAAAAAGGAAAGAGAAAAGAAAAAGAAACAAGAAAAGCAGTTATAAAAAAGGGCGGGGATTTCCCCGCCTTTTATTTTGGATCAGGCCCCTCCAGGAATTTAACCCTGGGCAATGACATTGGGATCTTTCGTCTGCTTGACGACGTTGTCGGCAGCATGTCCTCATCTACTCGCGCGTGTCCAACAAAGTGATTGCAGGCCAAAACTATTTTTGTCACCTTCTCAATTTTAAATGGCGTCTTTTCTTCTTCGTCAGAAGGGCACTTCATCCCCATACTCCCAGTCTGGAAAGCCTTGTATGCCGTCAATCGGCACACTGACGTCTATTACTCCATCCTCAGTTTTACGCAAAGATGGCTGCAGGGGATCTATTATCCGTGACCTGGCCTCAACTGCCGCCCCCGGAAAAGACTGACGTATCTGCAGCAAGTCGTGATCCATGCTGATGTGATGCGCAATATCTTTGAGCGTCATGACGACAACATTCCTGCCGTCAACAGTCTTCGTGACTTTAAGAATAGCCTCCTCGTTCTTCACAATGACCAATACAGCGCCTTCCATTACTCCGTGGGGGATAGTAGCCTCCCACGTCTCATCGTCTACTGGTGACGCTCCTACGGCCTTTGCGGCACTATCCAGCGCGCGGTATGCCTTCACCATGCGGCCAGCTTCTCGCTTGACGTCTTCTAGCTGACCTTCCCAGCGGGCCTGAGCCGTCAGGTATCTCTGACGGTCAAACCTTTCCGCGAGCTCCTTATTGACCAGGAGCCTCAGACGCCCGCGGCCCCAATACCTCTCCATCTCCTCGCCAAGATGATCTGCCTCGTCGAGCGCCTCCTTGCCGGCAAGGTAGCAGCCCTCAGTGCATTGCCACGGCGGTGGCGTGTAGGCAGAGACGGGGACGCCTCTGTCGGCTTTAGTTGGCGGTGTTTTGCTCTTCCGTAAACGCGAAGCCATTTCTTATCTCCTCATATATCAAATCAGACATCAATTTGTGCTGCTCAAACCAAAACTCTTTTGTGTCATACAATGCCGCAATAAGATCTGCGGCCTCATCCATCAATTCTCTTGTAGGCTCCTCGTATACCATACGGCTAAGAAACGCCTTTATTGCAATTCCTCTGTGATCTATCTCAGACATTGTATCTTGTCACCTTTGCGTCCCAGCGTGATGTTGTAATGAGCTTTGTTCTGTCTGTCGCGTCTTGCGTGATAAACTGCGTGGCAATTGGGCCAACGCCTAACGCCATCCAGTATCTCGCGCCTGTTGCTGGCTTACCGTTCCACGATTGCAGGTAAGAAAAAACAATAACGTCATCGTAATGGACGTTTTGCACAATCATTGACGTCTGCTCTTCAAACGCAACAATCTGTTCTCCTGACCCAAATGCCGGCGGCCAACACATCAATGGATTAAACTGCGGCTTACTCTCGTATAGCGAGGGTATCCCCTGAAACTCTCCCCAGCCAATTGGCGGCAGCATGACAACCTTCTTGTCTCCCGGATAGTCGTCACGCCACTCATTTATCCCTGACCCAACATTATACCGGTAATACCACTTGTTAAGCCAAACGCCGTCTCTGTCGTAATTATTGTAAAGCATACTGTCGCTGCCAGTGTCATACGAAAACACTGACGTAAATGACGGCTCATCTGAAGACGTATAGTCAAACCGTCTTAGCTCATGCGTCTTAAACAACGGCCAGTATGCCGGGACAAATATTGGATTGCTCATTTGATTGCCTTTTGTAAGCTTCGTGCGTCATATTATGGAAATGTGTAGCCTATCTAAGTATTTTTCTCTTCCGTCATTTCTTTATTCCCCTCACGGCATGCTTCAATTTTTTAATCTTCTTGCGTAACTTCTTAATCTCCTGCGCCAGTAAGGCGATAGGGTCTTCTTTCGTCTCTGACATCGACATCAATCCTCAATTTCTTTTAACCATTTTTCATATTCTTCAGGCGACATGAAATAATCAAGAATTACATCTGCCGCTTCCAATACTTTTTTGTCGCCTGTTTCTGTGTCTAACTTGCAAAGCAAATACGTGCCTTTCATTTCTTGAATGATAATTGCATCAATCTGTTCTAGCGTCATCTCAATCAAATA